GACCGCGTATGGGCTTCCAGCGGTGTTAGACGAGATAAATGAAGACCATTTGCTAGAGTTCTACAATTTATTGAATATGCCGTACACGCCTAGAGAATATCAGCACGATGCAGTTATGATTGGCCTTAGACGTAAGAACGCTATTCTACTATCTCCAACTGGTTCAGGTAAATCTTTAATCATGTATATTTTAATGAGGTATATTTTAGCAACGTGTAAGAACAAAATACTTATTATTGTTCCTACAACATCGTTGGTTGAACAGTTGTATAAAGATGTTTCTGATTATGGATACGATGCTGATGCAAAAGTTCATAGAATATATTCTGGTAAAGATAAAGATACTAATAAACGTGTGATAATTTCTACATGGCAATCGATATATAAAATGCCACGTAAATGGTTTCATCAGTTTGATGCGATATTTGGTGATGAGTGTCATGGATTTAAATCAAAGTCTTTGTCGTCTATTATGAACAAGGCAGTAGAAGCAAAATATAGATTTGGTCTTACAGGAACTTTAGATGGTACACAGACACACAAGCTAGTGTTAGAAGGTTTGTTTGGTCCTGTCTACCAAGTCACAAAAACAAAGACGTTACAAGATGCTGGAGACCTTGCTCAATTAAAAATTACTATGTTGATGTTGAAGTATGCAGACGAAACAAGACTTGATAATACAAATAACGATTATCAAAAGGAAATAGAATTTATAATAAAGCATGAAGGACGTAATAAATTTATACGTAACCTTGCCTTAAATCAAAAGGGCAACACTCTAGTATTGTATCTAAGAGTAGAAGGTCATGGAAAACCTTTGTTTGATATGATACAGGCTAAAGCATCAGAAGGTCGTAAGGTATTCTTTGTTTCTGGTGACGTTGATGCCAAAGTAAGAGAAACTATTAGAGGGATTGTTGAAACGCAATCTGATGCTATCATTGTGGCTTCTCTAGGGACGTTTTCTACTGGTATAAATATACGTAACCTACACAATATAGTGTTCGCATCACCGAGTAAATCACAAATCAAGGTGTTACAATCTATTGGGCGTGGGCTTCGTAAGTCAGATAATGACACGACTACACAGTTGTTTGATATAGCAGACGACTTACATTGGAAAGCAAAGAAGAACTTCACGCTCTTACATTCGGCTGAAAGAGTTAAGATTTATCATAAAGAACAATTTGATTATAAAATAGTACAGGTGGACATAGAATGAAACACATAAAGCATATGAAGTTAGGTGATGGTACAGAGATCGTTGCTGACATAGTAGAATGGCCTACCGAAGAAGAACACTCATTTGTAATTAAAAATGTGTATGAGATTCATTGTGTAGATAATGAATTGACTGGTAGATTCTTTCAGTTTAGAACATGGATGGTATACCAAGATCAGCAACAACTACAGGTATTAAACCCTGATTTTGTTATGGCAGAAGCCAACCCCACACAAGAACTCCTCAAGCACTACTATAATGCAATCGAAGCAAAAGAGCTGACCGATGAAGAATTGGCACAGCGTATGAAAGAAATAAGTGGCTTTAAAATAACACATGAAGACGAAGAGATTACCGAAGAAAAAGATACAGACAATATTTTATCCTTTCCTGGAAAGACAGTACACTAGGTATATACTACCCTTCAATACATTACTTCTTTATTATATACACGTTTGAACAATCTGTCAATAGCTAAATGAAGTGAGAAAAACCAATTTAAGGGTTTACAGTTTATTATTAATGGTTTATAATTGAAAGAACATTAGGAGTTATCATGGCTAGACGCACAAAAGAAAACATCCACTACGTCAACAATAAAGACTTTTCAAATGCAGTGGTAGAGTATTGCACAGTATTACAAGAGGCTCAGGCTAATGAAACATCTTTACCCATTGTGTACGATTATATTGCTAACTGCTTTCTAAAGATTGCAGAGGGTTTATCTCATAAGTCAAATTTTATTGGATACACATATCGTGAAGAAATGGTTATGGATGCAGTAGAGAATTGTCTAAGGGCAATTCAGAATTATAACATTGAAGCGGCGACACGTACTGGTAAACCAAATGCCTTTGGGTACTTTACACAAATATCTTGGTACGCATTCTTACGGCGCATTGCTAAAGAAAAGAAGCAACAAGATACTAAGTTGAAGTATTTGTCGCAATCTGGTATGGAAGACTATGTGGTATCAGGTCAAATGGATGTAGGTTCTAGGCAAGTCGTCCAAGGGTTTATTGATACATTAAAGAGCCGTATTGATGCGGTAAAAGAAAAAGACACCGAAATTAAACAGTTTGCCAAAGATGAGAAGGTTCGTAAGAAGTATCAATTTAAAGTTGATTCAGACCTGTCAGATTTTCTTGACTAAGGAGAATGAAAACGACAAGTATCTCATTTAAATAACCTTAGGAATTTATATTATGAAAATAGCTTTACTGAATGATACACATTGTGGTAGCCGTAACAGCTCTAATATACTATTAGATAATGCAGAAACATTCTATGAGAAAGTATTCTTTCCGTATTGTATTGAACACGACATAAAGCACATCATACATCTTGGCGATTATTACGATAATAGAAAGTTTATAAACTTTAAATCATTGAATAGAAATCGTCACCACTTCCTTAACAAGTTGCGATTACATAATATGACTATGGATATTATTGTAGGCAACCATGATGTGTACTATAAGAATACTAACAATCTAAACTCTTTAAAAGAACTCTTAGGCCATTATATGGATGTGGTTACTATTATCCACAAGCCTACTACTATGAAATATGATGAGTTTGAGATTGCTTTAGTCCCTTGGATAAACTCAGAGAATGAAGAAGAGTCGATGAATTTCATTCGTGATACACCAGCTAGATATATGGGCGGTCACTTTGACATCATCGGATATGAAATGGCAAAAGGTGTAGAGAGTATTCATGGCATGGATTCTTCTGTCTTTGATAGATTTGATAGTGTTTACTCAGGTCACTTCCACACTAAGTCTTCTAAAAATAATATACATTACTTAGGTTCTCAAATGGAGTTCTTCTGGAATGATGCACATGATAAAAAATACTTCCATGTATTCGACACTTCTACTGAACAAATTGTGTCAATTCATAATCCCTATACATTGTTTGAGCGTATAAGTTATGACGATATAAACAAAGACATGACAAACTTTGACTTTTCTAAAGTAGATAATAAGTTTGTAAAGATTAACGTGGTTAATAAGAAAGACATAAAAGCGTTTGATAAATTTGTAGACGATATACAAAGCAGAGACATACACGAATTAAAGATTGCAGAAAGCTTTGCAGAATTTATAGGAGAGAATGTTGTAGACGAGGATGTACTTTTAGAAGACACTTTTAGCCTATTGAATACATATGTAGATGCAGTAGATACTGAATTGGATCGTGATCGTATCAAGAAGCAAATGTCAGAGCTATTACAAGAAGCACAAACTTTTGAAATAGTATAATTAACTGTTTACAATAGTCTGAAAATCTGTTATTATACTTTAATATTATGAAAGTTGTTTGAGTTGATTTTATTTAAAACATTAAAGTGGAAGAATTTTTTATCTACAGGTAATGCGTTTACCGAGATAGATTTCCAATCATTTAAGACTACGTTAATCGTAGGTCACAATGGTGCTGGAAAGTCCACATTACTTGATGCCTTATCATTCGCATTGTTTGGTAAGCCTCATCGTAATATTAATAAACCACAGCTAGTCAACTCTATTAATAATAAAGACTGCTCTGTCGAAGTCGTGTTTGAAGCGGCTGGATCAGAGTTTAGGATTGTACGTGGGATTAAACCCGCAGTCTTTGCAATCTATAAGAATGGTGAGATGCTAAACCAAGAGTCACATGCAACTCAGTACCAGAAGATCCTAGAACAAAACATCTTGAAACTCAATCATAAAAGCTTTCATCAAATTGTTGTGCTAGGATCTTCTTCATTCGTTCCGTTCATGCAGTTGCCTGCACAACATCGTAGAGATGTTATCGAAGACTTATTAGACATAGGTGTGTTCTCTAAGATGAACTCATTGATAAAGGAAAAGAACTCTATTCTAAAAGGTGTCATTCGTGAAATAGACTACAAGATAGACATACAGAAAAATAAGATAGACGTACAAAAAAAGTATATATCTGATGTCAACAGAATTAATAAAGATTTAAAAGACCAAAAACAAACAAATATCATTGAGATGCGTAAAGATATTACTGGCATTTTAAAAGATAACGACGAGTTATTGGACTTGGTAGAGGCTGGAGCTTCTATTCCTACTACTATTAATAGTACGCAGTCTACTAAATCAAAACTATTAGGTTATCAAAATCAATTCACTAAAGACGTTCGTACAGTTGTCAAAGACGCTAAGTTTTTTGAAGACAATTCTACTTGTCCCACATGTAGTCAGGATATAGAAGAACATGTGAAGGCTGAAAAGTTAAATGATGCTAAGGCTAAAGCGAAAGAATTAAGCAAAGCGTTGACTGATATTGAAGTAAAGCTGACGAGTACACAGAAAGAATTAGAAGCGGCTGAACATAAGATGCAAGAGATACGCAACTTTCAAACACAGATGAACGCTAATCAATCTGCAATGTCTCGTATTGAATTACAGATTAAAGTATTGAGTGACGAAATAGATAACCTTACCGATACAAGTAGTGACATCAATGTTGCCAAAGACGATCTTGAATCTTATGTGATGGAAAAGAACGCTCTTACAGAGACTAGGCTAGAGTCTAATGAACAGTTTCAGTATAACATAGCTATCACAGAAATGTTAAAAGACACTGGCATTAAGACTAAGATCGTCAAACAGTACATACCAGTTATTAATAAACTTGTGAATAATTATTTACAAACCTTAGAATTTTTTGTGCATTTTGAATTGGACGAATCGTTTTCTGAAACGATCAAATCAAGGCACAGAGATAGTTTCTCTTACGCTTCATTTTCTGAAGGGGAGAAACAACGTATCGATTTGGCTCTACTGTTCACATGGCGTCAAGTTGCAAAAATGAAGAACTCTGTCTCAACCAATCTTTTAATCTTAGACGAGACTTTTGATTCTTCTTTAGACTATGAAGGTGTTGATAATCTTATGAAGATAATCGAGACTTTGACTGCTGATACAAATGTATTTGTTATATCACATAAGGGTGATATGCTTGAAAGTAAATTTGAAAAGAAACTAGAGTTTTTTAAAGATAAAAACTTTAGTAATATAAAGTGATAATATGTATTTACAAACATGCTTTGATGTGTTACTATTCAAAGAACATAAATTGAAAGGTTAATTATGGAACTAAATGAAAATGCTTTGCAGGTCTTAAAGAACTTTGCAACTATCAATCCAAACATAGTGGTTGAATCTGGGAATATTATTCGAACTCTTTCTGAGGGTAAGAATGTATTTGGTAAAGCCGTACTCGATATAAACTTCCCACAGAAGTTTGGTGT